AGAAATTACTCCAAATAAATAAAAAAAGATTGAAATTAGAATCTAAATAGATTAAGATAAAAATACAAACTAACACACAGGAGCAAAAAAATGAAAAAATACAAGTAACCTTAGCAGACAGATCAATAGAACAACTGGAATGGTTAAAAGACATAACAGGCTTCAAAATAGGAGAAATCATAGCAAAAATGCTAGAAAGCAAAACAAGAGAAATAACAAAAAACTGGCCAGAAGAAGAAAAAAAGAATTTATGAAAACCATTTTTTGATACTCACATTATCACAATCACATAAATAGTAGGGTAAACCACAAAATCTACAATACAAACTAACGCCCTCCGGTTGTTATCTCCCTGTTTGCAAGAACCAAAAAACGGTTCTCGCAAACAGGGAGATCGATTAAAGCTTACCAGCAGGTTTAATAACAGAAGATGCCTCAACTAAAGAAACAGGTTGAGATAAAGGAGAAAGAACACCGGTGTCATCTTCAAAAACACCTAAATAATAAAGACAATAATCATCAGGAAAAGCATAAATTAAATTATGAGGATTAGGGTCATTAACCATAAAATGAAAAGAACGCTCAGCAGCAGCAGTAGAAGCTTCGCAAAATGGTTTGTGATATGTATTGGCTTTCTTATCATAAATAGCAAAAAGTAAAATACGCATTTAAAAACTCCAATTAATCTAATGGACGAATTAATTTCTTAATCCGCATCTTTAATAACTCCAACTTAACACTGAGACGATCGCGAGTATTATCAACGGAGTACTTAATAGCCTTACGAACACGTTGTCGACGTAAAGAGACAAAATGAGAAGGGTGATCAAGCTCATACAAGCGATCATAGTAACGGGGGGGAGGCAGGGGTGAGTCCTTAAAATAGACGGAATCATCCCTGTAAATAATTTGACAATACTTGTCATAAAAAGCTTTCCCTATACCCGGTCTCCTAGACATTGTTGTGTACTCAGGAACTAATGTCAATGGGCGACCTTGAGAATCTTCAGGAATAACACCTGAGAAATAATCAGCTATTTGGTATTTAAGTAAAGCTTGTTCGCCGTGAGCTTTCTTGAGGATATACCTTGCAACATAAGCAGCAGAGTCAAAGGTTACGGAACCAATAGAAACAAGACCTTTACCCCAGATTCGGGAAAGGGTATCAGAAGTATAAAGAGGTATACCATTACAATCCTTGAGATATTTGCGATCAACAAACTGGAGATTAAACAAAATAGCATGATAATGAGGACGACCGGAAGATTCGCCGTACTCACCACACATGTAATAGCGGAGATTAGAATGATTAGATTTTAGAAAAAGATCAGGAGCATCAGAAATCCATTCGCGTAACCGCTTAATAAAAAGCTGAAAATCACGCTTAACTAAAGAACCATACTTAGGTAAATGCTCTGGGGAATAAGTAAGAGTGATAAAACAATTGTAATCATAAGAATCAGCCTCATGCATACACCTTAAAGACCACTCACGAGAACGTTTAAGACGACAACCAACACATCGGCCACAACCGATAGTAATAGGGTTAAGAACGCCAGCACCGGCCTTTAAATGGTTAAAAACAACCTTGCCAGAGGTAGGTTGACGGAAACCTTGAATGGGTGAGTAACAAGGCATAGAATATCTCCTGTGTAGAGTTGATAAAAAAACGACAGACACACCCCTTCCGATCCGGTCTCAACCTTTGGAAGGGGTACCTTAAAACTACAATCGAATACCACCACGCATCGGTTTCCTAACATGGTTTTTTCTGTGCAATTTGCGAGCATGACGATTATAAGTCTTGCGCCCTTTATGTGCAGACATGGAACGTCGTTTCATAAAAAAACCTCCAAAAAATGTAAAAAAAACAAAAACAGAAGGAACAGGTAGTTCAAAAAGCGAACTACCTGTCAGTCAGACCATATACATCAAGTGGGTATATGGTCTGACTAATAAAAGCTCATATTTTCTCCTCCTTCGGCGGAGAAATACGATCAAGAACGGCATCGAGTTTAGACTCTAAAGTTGGTTTGCTTTTTTATCCAAAAGACCCAAAGAAATCGCTTCATCGCGATTATCAGGATTTGATAAAAAAGTTATCAAAGCACCGGGATCATTACGAAACTTAGCACGGACAGCAGAAGGCAAAGAGTCAAAAGTTTGATCAATTGAAATAACACGATTTAAACACTCCTGGTAAGAACCAATATTGGTAAAATCACCAAACTGAGGAGACAAAGGAGTTTGATAATAAACACCATCACGGATAAACCGTTCAACTTGGATTCGAGGAGTACATTGATTAAGGAACTCGGGGCGTGTAAGACCGGGGCCACAATCAACAGTAGGACGGCGAAAAGAACGTTTAGAAAAAGACATAAAGACTCCAATAATTAAGGTTGCCAATCAGAAGGGGCACCAGAAGCGCCCCAAGAAGTTTTAGCAGAAGGACGATTGTGTGCAGCACGATAATACTCACGTCCATTATATAAAGCGCCGCCAAGTTTCTTAGGCACGGCGGATAAAGCAGACCAAGCAAGTGGAACAAATCTATCCCAAAGAGATAAACCTTTGGTAGTAACTTCACCAGCTGCGCGATAGATAGGGGCAGTAGCAGCATTCTTTGCAGAGTTAACATCAATAGATTTAGTTTCAGCTGAGGCTTTAAGAGCAAGTTGACGAGTAAGATCAGCTGAGGCAATAGAGTTAGCAGTTTGGGCAACAGATTGGGCAGAAGAAACGGCAGAAGCCATAGGATTTTGCATTGTAGGAGAAGGACCAGCTGAAGCAGCTGAGCCAGAGGGAGTACCAGCACCTCCTCCATTAGAAGCAGCTAAGATAGGATTAAGACCTGCTAATCTCATATCAGCCATTTGACGTTGATATTGAGAATCAGACATACGCTCCTGAAAGTTGCGATTGATATCAGCTTGTTGAGCGCTGAAAGTATTATTAGCATTATTAATATCTTTATTGGCTTGGTTTGTTTCCTTAACACCTTCGTAAGCGAGACCAGCACCAACAGCAGAACCAATAGCATCAAAAAGACCCATAAAAAAACCCCTATAAACGATAAAGACCAGGAACTGAATACATACCAATTTGACGAATACAGTGAAATTTATTGTTAGAGTCAACAATAAAATCACAAACGTCAGAAACAGCCTCAACACGAGCCATAGGTGGATTTTCAATAATAAAAGCAGGTGAAAGAGTTGGAGGGGATGTAAATTCCTGGGATAAATGCCAAGCATCTAAAGTACCAGTGGCATTACTTCGAAAATAACCAGAAATACGAGAAGGCTTATAACGCAATTCAGCCCATGCTTCTTGGTAACCAAAAGGCTCTTGATCAGCAGAAGTTCCTTGAGCATAAATCTCTTGGTTTAAAACGGCTTGTTCGCCAAGATTAGCAAACTCAGGAGTATAAAGATCGAAACGAGCTTTGCGGAACCAGAATCTTTCAGCACCCTGCTGATATGTATAATCAGCACGAATAGACATAAGACCAAGGATAAAACCATGTTCAGGGAAACTCTTAGTAAAACCATGATCATAACCAACAGCTGTAGCAAAGGCAGAAAGAGTACCTTGAGGCGAGGATTCCTCACCAGAACCAGATGCATCAGAAGGTGCAGTCTGAGCGACAGGATGGAAATTAATCTGTGTTGAACCGCCACCAAGATATTCGCTACGTTGCAAACGGGCGTCCTGGGCAGCAATTCCCCAATGTCCAAGCAACACTTCAGTGTAACGTGTGCCACTACGCATATCACGTTCAAGATATTGTTGGGTGGCAATGGAAAGACGCAAATCATTAATAGTAGCACTAGTAGCAGAAGAGAGATCAGCATATAAACCTGTATTGTTACCAAAAATTAAAGGTTCAGTAGCACCAAAAGCAGAACCACCTAAAACAAGAAGGTTAGTGCCTTCTTGACCATAAAGACCATGATCAGGGGAGGTCATAGCTTCATCGGAAAAATTAACTTGTGTGTTGTTAGATAAAATAGGTGCGGTAGTACCAAGTGGAAGCTGAACAGCAGCACCCTTCTGAGGTGTAGGAAGTGCAGAGGTAAAATAATCGTGGCGTTTACCACGAGGCAACAAAACATAATCAGTAGGAGCATCAGGACCATCACCATTAGGCAAAACAACAGAATCTTGTAAATTCTGATCGCGATACCAATCATTATAAACCTTGTTGTAAGCACGCAAAGGAAGTGCTTGATGGGTAACACCAGCAATCTTAGTAGGGAGGCCAAGATAGTCATAAATAGTTTGCTCTAAATAACCACCAGTAGGACTAGTAATAGTAGGCAAAGTGTAATCGATAGAATCGCCAGGGTTTTCTTGGTAACCCATAAACTGCTCCCAGTGGGTCCAAAGTAAACGATTGGGTATAAAGAAAAATTGGGTATCGATGAATAAATTGTCCATAACCGGATAAATGGGAGTAGACATACGAGCAAGAAAAGTAGAACGAAGCTTAAAAGTATCGCCAGGATAAATCTCATCAATAAGAAACGGAATCAACATACCGGCGTTACAAGTAGTCTTATGAGTAAAAGTACGATTAAAAATAGCACGGGGGAGCTTGGGATGAGGAGCAATAGCAAAACTGTGTTGAGAAATAAGAGAAGCCGAAGACAT